TCATCTTCATCTTCATCATCACTATTAACAATATCACTATTATCACTGCTACTATCAGAATCAGATTCATCAGAACTATCCGTATTATTGGATACAATATTGTTGTTTATGTATATAGTTTCAGTAGTGTTTTCAGGAGTAATTTCTTCAATATGAAGGTCAGGTAAAGAATAAACAGATAGATTATGTTTAGGAGAAGTAGAAATTTTTATTTTTTGTTTATTGCATCGTGATCCGTTGGAAAAAATTTGATAAGGTAAGTTTTCAACATCATATAATTTATTAATATTGTCTGAAAAGAAGGGATGAGAGTATAAAAATTCAAGGTCATCGGAAATATTAGTTTTAAATTTTTTTTGGATACCTATGAAAGAACCATAATAATCAATTCCGTGTAAAAAGTTGTGTTGATGTAATAATTTAGAACATAGTAAGCTAAAGAAATTATCAATATAGGAGATATTGTTTCTATCAAGCATTTTAGGATTAACAGAAAGGTTATGTTTGTCATCAATGGAAGGTAAAAAATGAATAGAATCGTCGTTTTTGTATTTACCTACAAGATATTTTGTAGGATTAATGAGTGGAGAACATTTAATAAAAACAGGTTTTTTAATGATATTTTTAGTAGATTCTTCAATAATAGAATCAAGAGTAGAAAAATGGTATTTATGATTAAATGATAAAGAATTATTATTATTTTCATCAATATGTGAAAAGAGTTGTAAGATGGGGTAATAAAATTGTATTTTATCAATAGAAAAGAGATTATAATTAGGATTGGAATTATATTTTTTTTCTAAAGATATGAAATCAGGTTGAATATTGGATACACATGATATATTAAATTTAGGATCAATATTTGTCATGCTATAAATTCTGTGAAATATATTTCATTATTACAAATTATATTAATGAAATAAACTAAATAAGTTATAGTTGATGTAATTAAATGTAAAGTTATAATATTAGATGTCAGCCTTAGAGTTAAGAAAATTCAATATGAGAGAAATTACTTTTAAAAAAGAAGAAAATAAAGGTCCTGTAATTGTGATGATAGGTCGTCGTGATACAGGTAAATCATTTTTAGTTCGCGATTTATTATTTTATCATCAAGATATTCCAATAGGAACAGTAATATCAGGAACAGAAGCGGGAAATGGTTTTTATTCAGCTCATGTCCCTAAATTATTTATTCATGAGGAATATAATACAGTTTTGATAGAAAATATTTTGAGGCGTCAAAAGGTGGTATTAAAACAAATGAATAAAGATATAGAGCAATATGGAAGAACAACAATAGACCCGAGAACATTTGTAATTCTAGATGATTGTTTATATGACCAAGGATGGACTCGTGATAAAATGATGAGATTGCTATTTATGAATGGTCGTCATTGGAAAGTAATGTTGATTATAACAATGCAGTATCCTTTAGGTATTCCTCCAAATTTAAGAACAAATATAGATTATGTATTTATTTTGAGAGAGCCTTATTTAACAAATCGTAAAAGAATCTGGGAGAATTATGCAAGTATGTTTCCAACATTAGAATCATTTTGCACAGTAATGGATCAAACAACAGAAAATTATGAATGTTTAGTAATAAACAATAATGCAAAATCAAATAAATTAAATGAACAAATATTTTGGTATAAAGCGGAGAAGCATCCAGATTTTAGATTAGGTTCTAAAGAGTATTGGGAATTATCTAAGAATATGGGATCAGATGATGAAAATGAAGCATATGATCCAAGTAAAAGTAAAAAGAAGAATGCACAACAAATAAATGTAAAGAAAACGAAATATTAATTAAGCATTATAATCAGAGATGGAGTCATTATCATCACTATCAAATACAACAGTTTGGTCGTCATTTTCATGAAAGAGAGGTTCTCCAGAGAAGGCTACTGGAGTTTCATGAATATTAATTAGAGGAGGAATAGAGCTAGTATCGTCTGTAGAATTGGACTCGTTATCATAGAAAGCATCAAAATAGTTATCACTAGCATCAATAATTTCACTATGTTCAGGTGAAGGCGTTCTATAAACAAATTCAGACGGGGCAACAGTATTATTAGATAGATCAAAACGAAAAAAAAAAGGACTAGTATCTTGGTTAATAGAAAGGTCTATAATGGGCGTTTGAATAATTGAAGTGCTATTATTTTGACGATTATTTAAAACATTTCTAAAAATATTAAAAAAGTCTTCTCTTTGGGTTTCGGTTTCAGTATGGTTATTATCATTGTTAGCACTAATAGAAACATAATGCGGAAATTGTATTTTTTCAATATGTGCATTATGTAATCCTATTCTAGAATATTCATTAAACTTAATATGTTTATCATCATATTTGACAGATCTCTTTTTCATTTTTCTGTAAATATAAGTTCTACCAAAAGTAGGATTAAAATTTTGAAATTGTTTAAGACGGTGAAAGAGTTCATCTTTAAACATATTTTTATCATTTGGAGTGCTAGAATTTTTATAAGATAAATAAATTTTTAAATAATTATTCATAATAGAACATAAAGTATCATCAGGGAAATCATCTTGAGGAATTTCAATTTTCTTTTTTTTATGAAATTTATTATAGAGTTTAAACATATTAATAATCTCTTCTCGTTTTTTTTTCGGAGTTAATGATTTAATTTTATTTTGTAAATTTTGTTTTTTAATTTGGTATTCATAATGTCTTTCAAAATAAGCCAAGTCAAAATTACTGAGAAAAAATAAATGAAACAGATTTGGTAAATTATAATAATGAAATTTAAAATAAAAATAAATGTTATATAAATTAGATTGACTGAAAGGAATATTATTATAAGGATTTTTTATAGAAGTAACATCAACAAAACCATAATCTAAATTTGATAAATTAGTATTAATAATTTCTTTTAAATCAAATAGAGTAAATAAATATTTTCGGTTATTTTGTATAATAGTGCAAACATCTTTATTAAAATCATTCAAATACATATCAGATTCATTGGCAGGTTTTAGTTTTTTAAATTTTACAATATTAACAAATTTAGATAATGATAAATAATGTTTTTGACATAACTCAAATGTTTGACAGAAGGAATGCTTATCTTTTTCTGTCATAAACATATTACTACGGTTTTCTTGATAAAATGCATATTTTTTTTGAAGCGCACCTGTAAAGTCGTCTTTATATTTAACTATATCAGATAAAAGTAAAATCAAATAATAATGATTAGATTGAAATTTAAACAGTTTAAATTTATTAAAATCATCGTATTGATAATTGATTAAATAATTATATATTTCAGGGTCAGTATTTAAATATTTTGCTAATAATGTGTAGAATACAATCATAAAAATATAAATAAATTATATTTATATCTTTTTAATTATACATTACTATCAGATTTATCATCTTTATCGGTAACTGTAATTTCAATATTTTCAGCAGCTTTTTGCTTTTCAAGGGTTTCTTTTACAAACAATTCATTACGAATCTTTGTAGATTCAATGGTGGTAGCTTCTCTAGAATCAAAATCAACATTTTCCTTAACACCAGTTAGGTTACCCTCCTCATCAATAGTTTGTGTAAGAGTATTACCAGTCTTCTTAGCCTTTTCAATATTTTCCATAATAGCTTGTTTCTTGCTTTCTCTAACTCTTTCTTCAAATTCTTTCTTTGCTTTCTCTTCGTTTTTAAGCTTCTCGTGGTGTAATGCATTGAGTTCTTCTTCAAGATGCTCAACACGACCTGTCTTATATGCATCGGGGTCCCAAGGAAGCCATACACCAACGGGTGCTACGAAAATATCATGAGAAGTATCACTTTCTCTCAATTTCTTACACTTTAATTCAGCCTCATCTTGACTAGGAAAGACTCCTCGTAATTTAAGACCTCTTACAGAAGTTTGAAAAGAATGGTCTCTACTAAATTGTTCGTTTAGTTTATCTTCTTGTTTATCCATGAAGTTCTTATAATCATCTTCAATACCGCTCTTCTTCAGTTTGGTAGATTCTTCTTTAACGAATTCATTAAAATCTTCAATAAGTTTTTCAACATCAATGCTGTGTTTATAAGCAATAAAATGAATGAATTCAAAATATCTTTCCATTGATTTAGAGAATTCCCATTGTTTAATAAATTGATTAAATAAATATACCTCTCTTTTCATTAAAATCTTTTCAGGTGAAACAAAAGACATGCAAGCAAATTTTTGTCCAGCAATGGGAGGATCTTCATCACACAGATCTACATATTTAGGATTTTTTTCTCCGTTGGGCAAAGTTTTTTTTTCAAAATCTGACATATTATTTTATTAGGTAGTATTGTTTATATGTTTTTTAGTAAATATTTTTTTTTGTTTTATTAATATATAATGAAAGCCAATTTTGATTTTCAAGAACTTTTAAAGCGTGCTATTAAATACTTGGTTGAGGGTTTAGCTGTAGGTATCTGCGCCATGTTGATCCCTAAGAAACAATTATCTGTTGAAGAAATCGTAATTATTGCTTTAACCGCCGCTGCTACATTTAGCATTCTTGATGTATTTATTCCTGCTATGGGAACTTCCACAAGACAAGGTGCTGGATTCACACTCGGAACATCACTTTTGGGTGGTTTAAAACTGGCAGCATAAACATCTAATTTATATATAATTAATTTATATATGAATTAAATATGTATTAAATATTCTACACAAATAAATTTTATATCTTGATTTAAGCAGTTAAACTCTTGTATTTTATCCATAATAGAAAATTGCAGTTCAAACTTTTTCATTATTTTTT